TATACAAGGAAAAGCAACAGATGCTGTTGCAGAAGTTTACATCTTTGATGAGATTGGTGCATATGGTATAACTGCACAAGATTTTATTGCAGAGATGAAAGAGTACAAAGATACTCCTGTTAATTTACGAATCAACTGTATTGGTGGTGATGTATTTGATGGGATGGCTATGTACAACATAATAAAAAAGAGAGAAGCAAAAACTACAGCATACATAGAAGGTATAGCAGCAAGTATGGGTAGTGTTATAGCTTTAGCTGCTGATGAAGTAGTTATGGCAGAAAATTCTCTTTTTATGATACACAATGCTTGGGGTGGTGCAATGGGAGAGGCAGAAGATATGAGAAAGACTGCATCAGTTTTGGAAAAAATTAGTGGTGAAATTGCTAATATTTACAAAAGAAAAACAGCATTGTCGTTAGATAGAATTACTGATATGATGGATGAAGAAACTTGGTTAAATGCTCAAGAAGCATATGAGCTTGGTTTTGTAGACACTATATCTGATTCTATTAAAGTAGCAGCTAAGTATGATGTTTCTAAATTCAAAAACATTACTACTGAACAAATACATAATAAATTAAATATTAACGTAAATAACAAGAAAATGACTGAAGAGTTAAAAAATTGGTTTAACAACAAAGTTGATGAAATTGTTGCTTCTGTAAAAGGAGCTGACAACAAATCAGAAGATGTTGTTACTGAAGTCAATGTTATGCTTTCAGATAATGAAGAAATATCAAACAAATTATCTTCTTTTGAAGCAAGTATTACTGACTTAAATGGAAAAATTGTTTCTTTAGAAGAAGAATTAACTTCTGCTAAAGGAGAAAACGAAACTCTTTCTACTGAAATAGAAAGACTAAATGCTTTATTAAACAAAGCAGATGCTAAAGGTACTGAAATAGAAACTGAAGGCGACCCTGCTGTAGTTGAAAATAAAACTGTTGATGCTAACGCAAGTTTTTACAATGCAATGGCTGATAGAGTTAGAGCAAAATTTAATAATTAATAATCTAAAATAAATAAAAAATGGCAAACGTAGCAAATAATAGTATAGCAGCAACTTATAGTGGTGCTAACTTAAACGAAATCTTTTATGAGCCAGTATTTAGAAGTGATGATTTAATGCGTAACTACAGAGTTATCCCTAATGTTAAGCATAAAATGAATGTTTACACTTCTGCTGCTCTAACTAAAATTGTAGACCCTTACACAACTTGTTCATCAACAAGTGGTTCTACTCAATTCAACATTGATGACAAAGTAATTACTGCAGGTAGATGTAGAGTTGCTTTAGAGCAATGTACTGATGAGTTCTTTGGAACTTACATTGAAGAGATGTACAGAAATGGTGTAGATGTAATGAATGTTGAAGGTACTCAATTAGCTGATGCAATTGTAAATCGTGCAGTTAAAGGTATCGCTTCTGATGTAGTAAGATTAGCTTGGGGTGGTGATGGTTCTACTTCTAGTTATGATGCATTTGATGGATGGATGAAGTTAATGGGTGCTGATGCAACTGTATTAGCAGCTAGAGTAACTTATGCAGGTACTGAAGCAGCTCCAACTGCAGGTGATGCAATTGGTCTAATTAGAAAAGTATATGATAATGCTCCTGCAGCTTTACAACAAGTTCCTTCTGCTGACAAGAAGATGTTTGTAACTCCAAAAATCTTTAATGCTTACCTAGCAAACTTAGAAGGTTCTTCTGCAGATTTAGCTATTGTAAACACACAAGATGGTTACACAAGAGTTAGCTTTAGAGGAGTACAAATTGTACCTATGTATGAGTGGGATACTATCTTGACTGATTTAAACCCTGATATCTTTGATGTATCTGGAACTGACTATTCTAATGGTGTATGTTACTGTGCAACAGAGAACTTAATTATAGGTTCTGATGTAACTGATCCTGAAGGTTCATTTAAAGTATTCTATGATGATTTAGAAGAAAAAATGTTCTTTAGAGGTTACTTCAAGTTAGGAGTACAATTCTTGTACCCTTCACTTGTTCAATGGGGACTAGTAATATAATAATAATGTAATATAGAGAGAGTGTAAAAGCTCTCTCTAATTTACTTTTTAATAACTTTTTAAAATAATAATAATATGGCTATAGATACAGGTTTAGGTGTTACTTGTGCAGATTTACAAGCAACAGGTGGTATTAAGCAAATTCTTCTACGTTCATGGACTGATAATGATACAGTAACTTATGGTGCTGCAGGTTCACATGACATTAGTAGTATACAAACAAGTGCTGCTGATGCTGATTGGTTTGTGTATGAGTTTAAAAACGAAATGCCTTCATTGACAATAAATGCAACTAAAGAAAATGGTTCAACAGCTTTTGAATGTGCGTTATCATTAATGATACCAAAAATGAACAAAGCAAGATTTGATGAGTTACAAAACTTATTAAGCACTTGCATGATGGGAATTATTGTAGACACTAATGATGAAAAATTTGTTATTGGAGCAAGTGAAAAATATGCTAATGAAGATGTAGCAGCAAAAAGTCAAACTTTCTTAAACTTAGTAAGTATGGAAGGTGGAACTGGTGCAGCTTATTCAGATGAGAATGGTTTAACAATCAACTTGACTGCAAGACAGTTTGAATTACCAAGAATATATACTGGTACTTTAACTGTAGATACTTCAGCATTAACTGCAACTACTGGAGCTGCTTAATACTAATAAATAAGATAATATAGGTTTGGTTCTAC